AGAACAACAAAAGAAGTTTGTACCCTATATGATGACTCATTGGATGAGTGCAATTAAAGGATCAACTGAATTGCAACAGTATTATATAATGAGTGTGGATGCTGCAATGAATAAACACTTGTTTAATGAATATGTACAAAAGAATCCAAAACTACAATGGTTAATGCTGTGTGCATGTAGCCCAGGTGCCGGCAAACAATTTCATCAATGGATACCTCATCTATCAAATAAAATCACTCAACTTAAAGAATCTGCAAAGACAAAAGATGTAAGTGATTATTATGCCAAGATATATCCTAAACTCTCTACAAATGATAACAAAGAACTTTCAGAAGCATTTGTGCAGGAGCATAAAAAGAAAACATATCTAGCTAAAGTATACCCTACATTAAAGATAGCAGATATTGAATTACTAGCACAATTTATAACAGAGCAAGACATAGAAAAATATGAACGAGACCAAGGTAATTGACTCATCATTAAATTGTGAATTTTGCAAACGAAGTTTTGTAAAAGAAGGCAATTTTTTGAGACATATTTGTGAACCCAAACGTAGATGGTTAGACAAAGACAAACAAAGCAATCGTATTGCTTTTCAATGTTTTGTTGATTTCTTTCGCAAACAAAGCGCAAGTAAAAAACCAAAAACATATGAAGATTTCATAAAGAGCCCATACTATGGGGCTTTTATGAAGTTTGGTAATTACTGTATCAATGTCAATTGTATTAATATAAGTAGATTTTGTGATTGGTTATTAAAGGGTAACCATAAGATAGACTATTGGTGCACCGATGCAAATTATACTCAATTCTTAATAGAGTTTTTGAAAACTGAAGATGCGTATGATGCGGTTAAACGCAGTATTCAATACTGTATGGATTTAGCACCTGAGTACAATTTGCAATACCATGACTTACTTAGATTTGGCAATGTATATAAAATCTGTCATGCAGTCACAACAGGTAAAATTAGCCCATGGATGCTATATCAAAGCAGTAGCGGTGTTGAGTTTCTAAGTAAACTAGACCCAACACAAGAAAAGATTGTGCTTGATTATATCAACCCTGAACACTGGGCTATTAAATTTTTGCGTGAAGCTGACACAGTTGTTGACATTAAAAAGTTATTGAAAGATGCAGGTTACTAATGTTACTAACTGATCTATCAATGGTTAAATTTTCAGAAAAAGTTTGTAGATTGTTTAACGGCGGACATTATAATATGGCAAGAGGAAAAACTAAAATTATTTGGCATAGACTTCCGGGCTATAAGTTGAAAGCAACTTGGCACCCAGGTCCTAGAGGATTTGAATATGGTATCAGAGAAGAAGATATGGTACCTATCCAAGAATGGTGTGAGAAAAACAATTGCGGTGTTCGTACAAGTTTTGACACATGGAAGTTTAAGAAACCCGAAGATATGACATTCTTTTTATTGAAATGGGAATGATGTACATTACAGATAAAACCAAAACAATTAAACTACCATATGAGCCGGGCTTGCTTGAATGGTTACACAAACACTATCCTTATTCAAAGTATCAAATAGTCAATGTCAATTAATAATGAATTGTATCAGATTGCCTTCCCAGAGCTATACAAATTGGCAGAAGAAAAGGGCTGGCGTATAGATAATTACTACCACAAAGACTTCAGGCACGACAAGCCGGGTTGGTATCATATTGACTTATTTGAAACAGAAATAGGTACATCTAAACTTGACAAGTTACAGGCTGATGTGATACAATGGATGTATGAAACAGTTGATAATTGTGAGAGACATTGTAGATGGTATAGAACACAAGAGGGTATGTGTTTGAAGTTTAGATATGAGAGAGATTATATTTGGTTTAAGTTGAAGTGGCTATGACATCACACGCAGTTATTAATGCTAAATTAGAAGATATTATTAAGTTGATAGATATACAAAAAGGTAGACATGAATTGATATGTAGTACTGGTAAATACTTTGGTGAAAATTACTATACAGTTAAACCAGTTGGTTGGTTCAACTGGATTGAGGTGGAACTTTGGTGTGAACAAACATTTGGTAAGATGGGTGATATTTGGGATCCTAGAAAGCCCTTCATTCGTTGGACTGCTAATGATGCTATGTTTTGGTTTCGTGAAGAAAAAGATCGTGAGTGGTTTATATTGAGGTGGTCATGATAGAGGCTCAAGTGAATGTACCAGGTGCAGGTCTTAATATCTCCGTCATGGTAAATTGGTGTTGTCGTAACATTGGTAGAGAAGCACCAACCAGAGACACAGTTGATCAGGATAGACCTTGGCATTGGAATATGAATTTTCGTGACACAACATTTTACTTTGCCCGTGACCGAGATGCTACATGGTTTTCTTTGAGGTGGAGTTAGATCATGTTCAAGATACCAATTAGTATGCCTCATCCTCATTTTGATAACTCATTGATGCATAATCGTCAAGAAATCAAACGTGATACTATTCAAAATACACACAATAGTAAAGTACATGAATATCAAAAAGTGCAAAATGATAATTGGCATGCTAAAAGAAGAAGTATATCAAACTATCACGAGTATCAAGACTATCTAGCAATCAATCAATACTTAAACTTAAAACAACATATTGAATATGGAAACTATAGATATAGTATAACATTAGGAAACAATTTAGATGTCTATATCTGAATATTATAATAAAATTATTAATGAATGGGGTGTAACTCCTACCTCTAATGAGTTCTCAGGATACGAAACTGTCTTAAATGAATTGAATAAATTCAAAAAAGACATGTATACCAACGCAGACGAAAAAGGTAAAGAGCAACTGATTGAAGATGTATTTGCAATATACAGAAGTATTAATATCATTCCAATCACTTACTATAGTCTAGAGGGATGCATAGAGCAAATTAAAAATATCTCAGATAGATCAAAGATAGTAGAAAACAATTCATTGGCAATCGGTGGTAACGATGGGCAGAGTTTTTGTCGCTTTTGGTTTCCCAATATGCAAGACGCCAAGTGGGAAACGAATGATACTGTTAGTGTTAGATCCAGATTCATGCATGATGTTAAACTAAAACGAGCAATCAAATTTTGCTTTATGCATAGAGATAATGATGGATTAGTATATCCCAAGAGTTTAAGAACCGCACTTGACTTGGTCAATGGTGGGACAATACAAAACTTCAAACCAATGAATGCACGTGCGATTTATGAGTATATTTGTCCCGTCTTTGGTGGAGATGTATTAGACTTTAGTTCGGGGTATGGTGGTAGAATGCTAGGTTCGATGACAAGTCGTATGCGCTTTAGGTATACAGGTATTGATCCAAATACTAAAACATATCAGGGTCTGTGTGCATTGGGTAATCTAATAACGGATACACTTAACTTGCAGGGATATAGTATGCATTGTATGCCCAGTGAAGAGGTGGAACTTGAAAAAGGTAAGTATGATGCGGCATTCACTAGCCCGCCCTATTTTAACTTAGAAACATATACCGATGAACCTACCCAATGTATGAATCGTTACCCAGAACGTGAACATTGGTTTGATGGATATGTTGTTCCCACATTGAAAAATGTATACAATGCATTAACTGATGATGCAACACTTGCAGTTAACATTGCAGACTTTAAGAGTAATAAGATTGTTGATGATTGGATAAGTGTAAGTGAAAAGCTTGGTTTCAAACATGTAGAAACAATAAAAATGTTATTGAATGTTAGACCTGGTGTGGGAAATGATAGACTAAAGCGCAATCACAAGTTTGAAGGCGTTTATATTTTTAGGAAATAATTATAATGGCAATGACACCAAACACAGGTACATTTGTACCATATAAACCATACGATAAGATAGATTATCGGGTAGAAGATAGAACATATATGAATCATGGGAAAAAAGTACAATATGTATATGATTGTGTAAGTAAAAAAGAAGACCCAAGTGTCATTGTAAAATGGTGCAGACGTAATTTCGGTGAAAGAGGTATAGGTTGGGACTTTCTTTTAACCTCAGGAAATGTTACAATCATGTTGTGGGACGATAAGTTCAAAACAATGTATGAAATGTGGCACGTATAATGTATTCAAGAAGTAGTAGAAATTTAGGAACACTACATGTAGAAGGTTTCAGTTGGACTAACAATGAAAAAGATCCTACATTGATAGATATCAAATACGGTGGCGATCTTGTGATGCGAATAACATTACATGAAGCAATTCAATATGCAGGTAGAAAAAATATACTGAAGATAATTAAAGAACTTGACAACAGTACCTGGATTGAAAGTTGGCAAGCTGAAAAGCATCAAGAACTAATAGACATACTAAAGGCATAACATGGCAGACATTATGATAGATATTGAAAGTTTAGACACAGGTCCAGACTGTGTTATACTTACTATAGGTGCTGTTTTGTTTGATCCCAAAGGCGTAGGCATTATTGACCGTCTTGAATTGCGTCCTACAATCGAAGAACAAACTGATGAGTTTAACCGCACAATCAACCCTGACACATTACGTTGGTGGGGAGAACAGAGCGAAGCCGCACAAGAAGAAGCCTTAGGTGATAGAGATAGAGTTTCATTCAAAGAATGTATGGATACACTATACAAATGGTGCTGGAAGTATAACAATGGTAAAGTATGGAGTAATGGTGCTAGCTTTGATATTGTTGTAATGGAAAGTGCATGGAGAAACTTTGGTCAATTGCCACCATGGAACTTTTGGAATATCAGAGACACACGCACTATCTATGACATATGCGGTGTAAGTCTTAAAGACGGTGGGCATTCTACAAGTCACAAAGCCGTAGAAGATGCTGAACGACAAGCTATTGTTGTACAAAAAGCATATAATAAGTTAATTAAAATTGGATTGGTAGAACCTAAAAGATGAGATTTAATAGTGACATTGACATTGACTTTGGTAGTAGAGATAATATATTAAACCATCTCAAACATATACCAGCGGCAATGCGTAATGTAAAACCTATTCGCAAACATGCAACTGGTGTATATGTTACTGACATTCCATATGATGCTATCAATAACATGGCAAACATAGATTATGTTGAGGCAGAGAACAGAGGATATATCAAACTAGACTTATTGAATGTACATGTATACGAAAAAGTCAAAAGTGAAGAACATTTGAATAGTTTGATGAAAGATCCAGATTGGTCATTACTATCTAAAAAGTCATTTGTAGAACAACTCATACACTTGGGTAAGCATTACAATACAATGCTTAAAATGCCTGAACCCATAGACAGTATTCCTAGACTTGCTATGTTTCTAGCGATTATCAGACCAGGTAAAAAGCACTTGATTGGACAGACATTTAGTGAGATTGCTAAGACTGTATGGGATAAAGGTACTGACGGGTATGGGTTCAAGCGGTCGCATTCGTGTGCTTACGCACAATTAGTAGTAGTGCACATGAATTTATTACACGAATCAGGGAATACGTTTAACTAATGTGATGCTTTTGCGCTTACTACGGCGTTTACCAAGCTCACTCATACTACATATAGGACCATGTACTATAGTGAGACTTTTGTTATTAAACGTTCTTATATATGCTTTAAAAGGATTCCAATCCTCTTTCAAAAACATATTAATGGGAATCAATCTATTTGATTCCCACCACCATATATCACCCAATTCTAAGAATTTTTCACGCAAATCTGATGTAGTTATAGATCCGTAATCATATATAGTGGTGACAACTTCATCACGGTTTTGTACAATACCAACGTAGTCTTGGCCAGCGTAAGAACAAACAGTAATGAAGGGGTGATTTTCGGTTAATTTCTTAAAAAATTCGTTTTGAATCATTTTACTATATAGTATGGGTATTTATACCCATTCGTTTTCCCAATATAATATTTCTTATACTAAATATAGTATAGGAGCCAAATCGTGTACAGTACAATCGTCTATCAATATATTCCCAGACAAATCGTTGTAGTCAACATTGGCAATTCACCAAGGAGATATCAAAACGTGTATAGTAAAACCTTAAAATTGCATAAAGGAGTTGATAATAAATTACAATTCCAGTTCTTAAATCAGGAACAAAAGCCAGTTGATATCACAGGTCAAGAGATAACAATGCGTTTGATAAGCTATGATGGGATGATGATATTGTATCAAAAAACATTAAACCCCACATTGGCATTGAATGGATTAGCTGAATTTACCATTAGCAGTAGTGATTTATCTATAATGGATCCTCAAAAATGCTATTATTCATTAGAATTCCCATCAAGTGGGTTTGACTTTCCTGTATATTTGGACAATGATAGCAGTGCTAGGGGAGTTGTTGATATTGTTGATAGCATCTTACCCAACAGATCACATGCACTATTAGTATCTATCCCTGATCATGCCCCGATTGTTAGTACAGGAGTTGCATATAACAGTTCTGTATTTGCTGGTAATGACAACCCAATACTATCCATGCAATTGTATTATAATAATTATAGTGGTTCGGTAACTATTCAGGGAAGTACAACTGGAACGTCATCGGATACAGAATGGTATGATATATTGAACTATACTTACACCAATGAAACGTCAACACAGGGATATCTTGTTGAAGGGTATCATCCTTACCTTCGTGTATCGATGTTCAGTTCTTCTGGTTCAATTGATACAATATTGGCTAAATAGTACCAACTTACTTGATATTTGATACGTTTTGTATTATAATAGCAAGATGTTTGATATATTAGCATTAATTCCAGGTAAAAAACGTCAGGCTAGTAATGGCTGGTACAGTTTTAATGCAATCTGTTGCCATCACAACGGTGGTCA